TCTAATCCTATAGCACTATTTTCTAATAGAGTAGAAAAAAGCAATCTATGAGAACGACAATTTCTTAGTGTACACAAAAATTTATTAGGTACTATGTGGTACAGTTTCTTTTCTCTATCAGTCATTTTTCTATCCATTTCTAAATGGACTTTATTAAATTCTTCATCTTGTGATAAGAATGTCATATAATGTACTCGATCAAAATACCAAAGTTTGTGTATTTTATGTACATTACGAAGTTTTGCTGTATAATTAGTATAGTGCCCAAAATAATCTTCAGTCTCTCCTGACCCACTTAATATAATTTTTATATTTGGATTATTAGAACCTAACTCTGCAAGGTATATATTTGCATCAAAGAAATAAGGCTCAGTACTAGAATAAAACAATAAAACTAAATTTGGTAAGTTTAAAGAAAGTATTTTCTGTACTACTTTATCTACTTCTTCTCCAAAAGGAGACAAGTAATAATTCTTACGATTTTCTATTGTTATAGGAAAACTTTGTATATCTATTGGAACAAGTGTGATATCTTGTGAATCACATTTCGATATGTCACCATTATTAATAATGTTTATGTCAAACATTTCCTTAAATGGATTATAGTTCTGCTCTAATTCTATTTGTGTGAGTACATGCAACGGCAAGGGCTCACGTCCTGTCCAACCTTTTGCCGTATGTTGTTCTATAGTTTCTTTAGTAAACTGAAACCCATCTTCTAAATAAAATATATTAATATTTCTCATAATTTTTCCTGGCGGAAAGGGAGAGATTCGAACTCTCGGTACAGTTACCCGTACTCTTCCTTAGCAGGGAAGTGCTTTAAGCCACTCAGCCACCTTTCCGTTTTAGATATTTATCGCAATTAAATATGTAGTTAATTGTATTACGATAGGATTTGTAAAGGCGATAAATAGTAGTATGCCTAAATTAAGTTTATGGAACCCAGTCAAAACAAATGACTACAACTTCACTGACAGAATTGTCGGAGAGCACCTTTATGCCGGTGGTACCGGTGTACATATACACAAATACTTAGGTGTACATACAACTCCAGATGAAGGAGACCCTACAAGACCTAGTAGTGCGGCAAATGATTCAGAAGTTTTTATACAAGATTTGTTATTTTTAGAAAATAGAGATAGAAAGTACGATAAAGACATTTACGAATTACGTGGACAATACAACATTGGCGATAACGATGCATTTGACTTAACACAATTTGGTATGTTTTTAGCAAACGATACTTTGTTTATGAATTTCCATATAGAAAGCATGGTAGAAGCAGTTGGTAGAAAATTAATGGCAGGTGATGTATTAGAATTACCACATTTAAGAGACGACTTATTATTAGGTAGCGAAGAAGCAATCAACAGATATTATGTAGTTACAGATGCTAGTAGGCCTGCAGAAGGATATGACCCACGTTGGTGGCCACATCTTTGGAGAGTAAAATTAGGCCCAATTACAGACTCACAAGAATACAGAGATATTCTTGGTACTGGCGAAGAGGAAGAAGATTTAAGAAATTTAATTAGTACATACGCAAATGATATTAATATAAATGATAAACTTTTAGAACAGGCAGAAAAAGACGTACCTTTCGATCCTCAATTTAGAAATACTACACATTTATATTTTGATGAAACTGTACCTGATAAGCCAAGTATAGACTTTGGTGGTGCTGATGGAACACCTGTAAATGGACTTAGTTTAGTTGGTAGTGGAGAAACATTCCCAACAAGTGGAACTACAGATGGTGATTATTTCTTAAGAACAGACTTCTCACCAAATAGATTATTTAAAAAATCTGGAACACGTTGGTTAAACGTTGGCACAGACGGAAGAAAGGCTTGGTCTGCGGCAAACAGAATACTTGCTACGTTTATTAATAATGACAATATAACTAGTGAAAGTGATGGCACTGATGCTAACGAAAAAACAAATTTAAGTAAAGTCATTAAACCTAGGACGGACAACTAATGGCAGGTAAGAATTTAGATTACTGGTATGACGAGCAGATAAAACGTTATTTACTGCAAGTTATTAGAATTTTTTCAAACTTTAAAGTTAGAGAATTTACAAAAGACGGCGTAAGTTATAATCGTGTACCGGCAAGATACGGTGATGCTAGTAGAATGGTAGCAAATATATTGCGTAATAATTCTGAAAACGTAATTAATAGTGCTCCTTTTATAAGTGTTACAATACAAAGTATACAACCAGCAAGAGATAGAATAGCAGAACCTTTCTTTGTAGATACAAATCAGATAGCAGAAAGAGAATTTGATAAAGAAACAGGAACTTATTCTTCTGAACAAGGCAACTTATACTCAACACAAAGGTATATGCCTGTACCATATAATTTAACAATTAATGTAGATCTTTGGACAACTAATACTGATACTAAATTACAAGTATTAGAACAAATATTTGTATTGTTTAATCCAAGCATACAATTACAATCCAATAGTAACCCTTTAGATTGGACCAGTGTATTTGAAGTAGAACTAACAGATATTGCTTGGAGTAGTAGAGGTATTCCTGCAGGTGTAGATGAAAACTTAGATATCTCAACTTTAACGTTTGCACTTCCTATTTGGATTAGTCCTCCTGCTAAAGTAAAAAGACAAACAATTATTCAAGAGATCATAAACAATGTACATTCAGTATCTGATATCTCAGAATTAGGTTACAGCCAAGATTATCAAGACTTCTTTGGTAGTATAGAAGAATCATTTGAGATTGTTACTACACCAGGTGATTACAAAGTACAAGTAATAGGTTCTACTGCTACATTAGTAGAACAAGATGGCACTGAAGTAAAGTGGTCTAGTATTATAGAACAACTTGGAGAAATAAGATCTACAAGTTTATTAAAATTAAATATAAGCGGTGACTCAGAAAATTTATTAAATTTGGTATATGGTACTGTAACTAAAAATCCAACTAATGATGCTTCATTAATTTTTAATTTAGATACAGATACATTGCCTACCAATACACTTTCTGCAGTGGATAAAATTATAGATCCTAGAGCAAACTTCCCTGGAGACGGTACTCTAGCGGCCGCCTCTAACGGACAAAGATATTTAATTACAGAGGAAATTACAAAATCAGGATACCCTAATTGGGACATAGATGCCGGGGCAAACGACATAATTCAATACAACGGTTCTGCATGGACTGTAGTATTTGATGCTAGTGCCAGTAGTAGTGATATTCATTATCTAAATAACTCTTTTACTTCCAAACAATACAAATGGACAGGCAAGGCCTGGATAAGTAGTTATGAAGGAGAATACAATCCAGGATTTTGGAGACTTAGTTTATAATGAACACAACGGCGGCAGGAGTTTTATTCCTTGCCAAAGACACAGGAAGATGTATGTTGCAATTACGAGAAGGCAACAAACGATTCAATCATACCTGGGGATTTTGGGGAGGTATAATTGAAAGGGGAGAAACTCCTTACGAATGTATACAACGAGAACTTGAAGAAGAGATAGGGTTCGTTCCAGAACTGCAAAAATTAAATCCTTTAGATGTCTACCAAAGCAAAGATAAAAAATTTTATTACTATAGTTTTGTATATGTAGTAGAAGAAGAATTTATGCCCCCAAAAATAAATGGTGAAAGTGCCGGTTATGCCTGGGTCAATATTGGGCAGTGGCCAAAACCTCTACATAATGGTGCCAAAGTTACATTATCTTATAACAAAGGTACAGAAAAACTGCATACTATATTAAAAATTCATTCTGAATAAATATAAGTATGAGCAAAGGCGAAATTATCGATTTTGTTGTTTTGCGGATAACTACAGAACTCGACAAGTTCCAACGAACTACAACTATTCCACATACATTATTAGAGGGTGCTATTGAATTACAAGAAATTCAAGATGTATACTACGAGAAGTTACCGACAAAATACCAAAAAATATTTGATAAACTCTATAAAGAGTATCACCAGAATATTGGAGAAAATTTCGAATCCCTAAAAAAAGCAATGAAAAATGATTATGCTAGATTTGTTAATCATAAGGCTACAGAACATGAAAGTTTTAGGTTTAAGGAAATAATGAATCTATACAGACCAGGCATGAATCCTGTAAGAGCAATGTATTATCAATCTAGAGAAGTTATAAGAAGATTTAATCCAGAACATCCTTTTCATTATTGGTTAGTAGACTTGGTAACTGATTATGAATACAACAATATTATACTAGATGCATTAGGTAAAGATGTAAGAAATTTAGAAAGAATAATTAAAAGATATTATTTCCCATTAGTTAATCATGGAGAAGGTGTGCCTTTAGAACTATTCCATGCTAAACAACAACTGAAAGATTTTAGACACTATTATATGTTTTTTAGAAATTTAAAAGATTGGTCTCCAGACGAATAATTAATAAATTTTTCTTATCTGATAATCAAAAGGTTCTACAGTTCTAATTTCAAATGCTCTTCCTTCCATATCTTTTCCTTTGATATGTTTAGGAGTTTTCTTAGAAATTTTCTTTAAAAGATATCTTTTATGTGATCTTGTAGTTGTTATGTTACCGTCTTTATCTCTGACTGAGTCTTTAAGATACCAAACTGTCAATTCGTATTCTTCGTAAAGGAGTTTAAAAATAAATTTAACTATTGCTTTATAGATTTTATAAGCCAATTGGCCTAACCATATTAAAGCAGATTTGCCTTTCTGTACTATGTTGTGTAAAAAGTTTTTCATACTACTATTTAGTTGTTTTACGTTCAACTCCGTCCCATTCGCCTTTAGGCATAGGCTGTTTAATTCTTTGACCATATAATTCTGCTAATACAGAATTCCAGTTATGCTGATTAATAATTTCTATTTGATGTGCAACTGTACTCCATTCTCTGTTTTGATATGCATCTACCATTCTGTTAATAACTCTTGCTTCTTTATGATCTTTTAAAATAGTATAAATTGTAACTGGTGCTGTTTGTCCTTTTACAGCAATTTTATCTAACATCACTAAATTTTCAGGTGCTGTAATTTCCTTAAGAGTGTGTTCAGTAAACATAAAGAATACACCATACTCTTTTGTTTGTGCTTCTAAACGTGCCGCTAAATTTACACTATCGCCTAATACTGTATAATCGAATCGTTGATCTGAGCCCATGTTACCTACTACTGCATCACCTGTGTTTATGCCTATACCAACACCTAACTCCATAAGTCCGTCTGCTTTTAGTTCTTTGTTTAATTTTGCTAATTCTACTTCCATTTCTTGTGCTGTTTCTATTGCCAACTGAGCATGATTTTCTATATCAAGTGGTGCTCCCCAAATTGCCATTAAGGCATCACCTATGTATTTGTCTATTGTTCCCTCTTTCTGCATAACGAGGTCAGTCATTGGTGTCATATATCTGTTTATAAGTTTACCTAAACCTTGTGGATCTGTTTTAAACTGTTCTGATATCGGTGTGAAACCTCTAATATCTGAAAATAGATATGTCATTGTTTTTGTATCTCCACCTAAACGTAATAAACTTGGATCTTTCTGTAATTTTTTAACCATTGCTGGAGCAAGGTAATGTTCGAATTGTTTCTTAATTTGTTCACGTAATTTAAACTGCTTGTAAAAGTTATTAAATGCCGCCTGTGTAAATACTAAAAATCCACTTAATACAGGGAAAGTTGCATCTAATAATACCAAACTACTAGTATATTTGTAAACACTAAAGTATGCTATACCACCTAATACTGCTAAAGCCATAGGTGCTGTTAAAAGCAATGGTAATCTATATACTGCTAAAGCAACAAGAACCATAGTCAGTAACCCTACTAGAAGCTCTATGACAGCACTTAACTGACTCCTTGTTATATTACTACCATCTATAAAGTTCTGTAGCATGTGTGCTTGTATCTGTTGAGGATATAAGTTTCCTTTAGGTGTAGGCACAGGGTTAGCAATACCTTCTGCTGTAACACCTACTATAACAAATTTACCTGCTAAGTCTGGAATGCTTTCTGCACCCTCATATTCAATTTCAGTAAATTCATTATTAAATCTTATATATGCTGTTCCGTTTGGTTGCGTTACTATCGGGTCAAATGGGGGAACAGCAACTTCCTGTATTCCTATTTCTGATGTTTTAATTATGTAACTAGGTTTGCCTGTTTTTACCCTTAACATTTCTACAGCAAAACTAGGATATATTTTATCACCTACTGTAATTGCTAATGGATATGTTCTTGTTTGATTATCTGGTTGTGGTGCTGAAGCATTTACTCCTTTACCATTACTTGCTGATTCTAACTTGTCTACATTAGTAACTAAGTTGGGCCAAGTAAGCAAATAATCTTTTGCTGGAACAGGCCCTATTGTGCCTGTGCCTATATGTGGTCCTGTTGACTTTATACCCTTTACACTTGGTGTTTGGCTTAATACATTATAGTTTACAGGATTCTTTCTTGCACCAGGAACATTCATAACGTTCTGATTCATCATACCTGCAAAACTTTCATCTCCCTGAAACCTATCTGCTTCTGGAAACATTATTGTCCAACCCATAACACCGCCATTTTTCATAGCAACGTCTACTACCATTTGAGCATAGTATTGTCTAGGGAAAGGATACTGTCCGTATTTTGCTAAACTTTTTTCGCCAATGTTTATTA